TCCTAAACCCTGCCATTTACTCCTCTTTTTGAGTTATTAAAGCTTCAAGTTCTTGTAAGCGTTTTTCTAAGCCCTCTTTTTCTTTTTCCAAAAGACTAGCAACATATTCAAAATATGTTGTGTTAATATCATCATTTAACTGTCTAATCCTTGTTTTTAATGCTAAAGTTTCTATTTGATCAATTCTTAATGTTAATTTTTTTAGATCTTGTTCTAATATTTTGACCCCCATACTGTCTGCTCTTGATTCTGCATATTCTCTAGTGAGTTGATTCATAGATTGCATATGATTTATAGCTTCATCCCAATCCTTACCTTTACTAGATGTGGCAAATTTAAACCCTCCAGTATCAACTTTTTTGTCTTCTGTCATTTACTCCTCCTTCTTAAAAAGCAAATTTGTTAAATCAGTATCTTTGTCTATAATTGTTCGTGATAAGAAATCACTTTTTGTGATGTGCCTCCATTGTAGAGGTAGCCTATCTTCTATAGCTATCTCGTATAGTAGTGGCATTATACCAGTTTTTTCATACTCCAAACGATGTTGGTCTGAATTAGGATAAAGTTTTCTAAGCTCGTCAAGCGATAGATGAGCAGCAGAACCAAAATTCACTTTGGAGAAAAGAGTCTGATCAAATTTAGCATTATTAAAATCTGCACCTATTAAATTAGTATTAATAAATTTAGTTTTTGTTAAAATAGAGCTAGAAAACGTTGCTAGCCTTAAGTCTCTATCTTTGATACATAACCCTGTCAAGTCTACACACTGAAAGCTACTGCCTCCCTTCTTACGATCTGAACTTAACCAGAGTTCGTACGCATTTAATCGCTCATCTAATTCATCCTGTGTTATTTTGGTCATTGTTACAAAACTCAGTCTATATTCTTTCATTTCTCACCCTCCCTTAAATTTTGATTTTACGTTATTAATTTGCCAATTCTTAGTATTACCAAGCTTTATAAGCACATCATAAGTACCGTCTTCTAATGCTATTAGATTACTGGATCTTACTTTGATATCAAATCTTTAGATGTACTAATTGGCGTAATGTTAAGCTTAATACAATTTTCTATTTTCCAATAAGCAAGCTCATGTAATTTACCTAAAGACTCTCTGCCTCCATAGATTGCTTTATATCGAGCAGTTAGTTTTGTTTCTTCTGTCATTCATTCCCCCTTAAATTTGACGTCTGTTAATATTGTGTATTCATCTGTTATAGTTGAGTCTAGAAATTCTTGTTTTGTTAGATGTGAGATGTTTGCACCGGTTAAATCTGAGGCTCTAAAATTAGTCTTCCATTCATAAGATCCGTCTGAAAATGTTGCTCCCTTAAAATTTGCATTCTCAAGCCAAGCACAGACGAAACTTACTCTAGCTAGAAATTGATGTGAAAAGTTTACTTTTATCAAATTAGCATAATTAAAACTTATTCTAGACTCCCAGACGTCTAAAGTTGTTGTGCTAAAATCTACCCCTTCTAAATCTAAGTATTCAAAATTTTTAATTTTAGTTAAATCTTTAAGATAAAAACGACCGTTTGTTGTGGGATAGCATCTATCAAGTGCTACCTCTCCCTGTATAAATACCTTATCTTTATTCTGTTCTTCATTTTGTGATAAAGTTTTTGCTGTCATACAAAAAGATATCTGCTTTTTATACTTATTTTCTATAATCGGCATATCTTTATTATATGTTTCTACATCAAATGAATTCGGATTAAATTGCTTGGTAAAAATACAACGATTATTAGGGATTGGGTCATTACTAATTCTTGCTTTACAATCTGGTTTAATAATATTTTTAAAAATTTTGTGCCTTATCACTTCTGCTTGTTTACGTTTAATATTTTTAGCCTTTTCAAATTCTTCTTCTAAAATCTTTTTCAATTCCTCTTCGTATGGAAAATCATAAGATGTAGTAGATTTCACTGATATACTAGGCAATATACGATCCTTTTTCTCCTCATCGGTTGGAATATTATCAAATGAAATATCTGTATGAATTTTACGAAAACGCGACACAGTTTTTTCAATAACTGCGTCTATATCTCTTTTGGTTAATCTTACTTGATTTTGCATTGTTTCTACTTCTTGTTTTGATTTACACAGAATAAACGAATGAAAATAAAAGTCAACAGAAAAAAGAAATAAAAAAGAAAAAATAATGAAATAAGTTATATAAGCAATAAAATATATTATTTCTCACAAGTTTTATAAAAATAAACAATAACTTACGGTTTGATGAAAATATTACTTGATTAAGTGGAGAAGATTTGCAATACTGCTTTGAAAGATTGCCTATTAATAGTAACAGCTCGTGAGGCAAACCTACTAATAGGCAACAAAAGATAATGAATATAAAAATAGACTTATTATTAAATTTAGATTCATCAAGCCTTTTTCATGCTTAAAGTTTACGGAACTTCAAACATGTTGTATAAATAGCATAAGGGCTAATTATGTGCAATAATTTTTTTATTAAAGCTTGAGTTTTTGGGATTTGAAAAAAAAAGAAGCGTCCAAGTGATTAATTTAAACGCTTCTAAAATCAATATAAAAAGTAATAACTATGAAAAGTAAAAATAATAAACATCAAGATCAAGAGATCAGTTTCAAGATCAAAAGATCAGGAGGCTTAAAATGAAAAAATAATATCAAATTATGAAAAATAACATTGCACAACAATAACACTATCTTATGAAGAATAAGATTGCATAAACAACATTAGATTATGAAAAATAATATTACATGAGTAATGTTACGATTTTCATAATAAAAAGTCAACAAAAAAAGGCTCTTTATGAAAAATAATATATTACAGTTTCCAAGCAAGGAAACATTAGCAAAAACTAGAAAAGAAGAAGATACATTTGAATGCATTAGATCAAGTTATAAAGATTTGAAAAGAGCTACAAACCCCTCAAAGAGCCTAAACCTGCTACAAAAACAGTTACTAGACTTACTTACACAATTAACAAACAAGACTGGACAAGTTGTTATTGATTATCCATGGCTTCAAGAAAAAGTAGAAAGAACACGTAAAACTATAAGATTATCTTTAAATGAGCTTGCTGATTTTTTTAGTTTTGAATTTCATCATGTAATCTTACTAAATAATAGAACTCATTATAACAAACTTATTATAACTAACCTCTCTAATTCAATAATAGAATTGCCTACATCTGAGAACGAAAATGTTTCGACCTTGGAACAAAAACGTTCCGACCTCGGAACAGAAACGTTCCGACCTCAGAACGAAAATGTTCCGACCATATATATAGATAAGAATACTAAAGAAGACTTAAAGAAAGATAGCTATATAAATAGATCTAATGAATCAAACTTTTTAAAAGATTCTGTAGCAAAAGAAGAGGTCATACCTTTCCCAAAAACTCCTATTGAATTAAAACAAGATGCTAAGCGTTTATCTGCATTTCATCCTTTAACTGATGATGAGGTATGGAAAATCAATAAGCTTGCTGGCAAGGAAGAATACGGCACACAGTTTTCAACGAATTACGTTAATCAGCTTTTGCTTAAGCTTGATGAGAAGAAGCCTAATAACTCCTTCCTGAATAAAGATAGGGTTTTCAAATATCTTGCAGGATGCTTAAGAAATGAGATGAGACCATTAGATAAAACTAATCAACAAGGGTTTAGGTTTAAAAGTTCAGATGAGAAAAAAGAACAAGAAAGCTATTTAACTGCTGTTGAAAATAACACAGACACGACACAATTGTCACAACTACGAAGAAAGATAGCCGGAAGGTTTGAGGATGATGTAGCGTTTAAATTGCTTAAGTCCTGTTACTTTCCTGATACATTACAAGGACTAAAAGAAGGAACGTATACAATCACTACAAACAAACCTATTGAATTAACAGAATATCAAAGCAAAATATTACTGGAAGAGATTAAGGCGGTTTATGAGGACGTACAGAACGATAAAATAATAATAGCCCTAGACATCAAAGAGAGGCAAATCGCTTCTAGAATCGCCCCTAAACAAGAAATAACGATAGATAAAAACTCTAGCTGGTTTAAAATATCTGAAAGACTAAAAACTTATTATGGCGATGCTATGTATATAAGCTGGTTTAGTAAGCTAAGTGTACATCAGGAGGATAAGGAAAAGAAGCAATTAACATTGAAAGCAATAACTGGTTTCATAGCTAATTGGATTAAAAGGGAATATCAAGATGTGATAGAACACTATTGTCAACTAGAGGGTGTAGATAATATAAATATTATAGAACCATGAATAATTAATTAAAAATAAGTTGAATTAAATAGATAATTAATTATATATAAGTTGATGTTGACATATTAATAAATATGTAATAACCTATTATTAATATATTAATATCTAATGTAATAATTGTAATGAAAGGAAAAGGTAACGCTAATAAACCAACTACTAATGATAGTAATCATTACTTGATTAGTCTTTCTTTGCATTTAGATAGACCAGAGACACAAAGATTGCTTGAATACAAGGAATTGACGGGAGATTCTTTTTCAAAGATAATTAGAGAGTTCATTTACGAAAAGATGTTGTCTAAGGAAATAGAAGACGAGATAAAGCTTTTGGTGTATAAAAGAAAGATGTATTTAAAAAGATCTGAAGAGATTAGAGGTTTCAAATAATGACAAAAGAAAAAAACCCAGTTGGAAGACCAAGAATTGAGATTGATTATGAAGTATTTAAAAAGCTTTGCGAGCTTCAATGTACTGCTGAGGAAATATCAAGCGTTATGGATATGAGTGTTGATACATTAGACTTAAGACTTAAAGAATTAGGCTATGCAAATTTTACGGATGCATATAAGAAATATTCTGATCACGGTAAAATGTCTGTTAGACGCTGGCAGATGAAAGCGGCTGAGAGCGGTAATGCTTCAATACTTATTTGGCTTGGAAAACAAATGTTAGGACAAACTGATAAAGTAGAGGCGGATTATAACTTTTCTGAACTACCAAAGATTCAAGTGCAATTTGTTGATTCAAATAACGAACAAGATTTAGATGATTGATAAGTAAAAATGAGATTGATAAAAAGTTTAAATTTCCATCTTGGGCTAAGATACTTTTCAAAAAATCTAGATTTAAGATCTTACACGGAGGAAGAGGAGGCGGTAAATCTTACAATGTCGCTGACTTCTTGTTATTAGTATCTATGACTAGAAGTGGAACTATACTTTGTGCAAGACAATTTCAAAACTCAATGGCTGATTCAGTCCATTCCTTATTAGCTTCAAGAATTAGTGAGTTAAAACTAGATGAATATTTTTACATATTAAAGACTGAAATAATATGCAAATTAACAAGGACTAGATTCATATTTAAAGGGCTGGAAAGAAACGTAGGAAGTATTAAGTCTATACATAATTTAATCTATTGTTGGATTGAGGAAGCCGCCTACGTAAGCAAGACAGTCTGGGAGTTGTTAGTGCCTAGTGTTAGGGGTGCAATAGATGCTGAAATCATTTGTACATTTAACCCTTGGAATAAAACAGATGTAATATACAAAGAGTTTATAGTTCATCCTGATGAAAGGGCAATAGTTCGAAAAGTAACATATAGAGATAATCCATACTTTGCAGAGCCACTAATAGGCGATAGAGTCTCTGCTTTAAAAAGAATGTCACCTGCTGAATATAATCATATATGGGAGGGTGAAGTATTAGAGCATTCTGATGCACAAATCTTTAAAGATAAATGGATAGTAGCAGACTTCACAGATGATAAAAGAGCTTATAAGTACTTTGGTTTAGACTTCGGTTTTTCTACTGACCCGTTAGCCGCCATTAGATGTTATATAGTTGAGAATACATTGTATATTACTCATGAAGTTTATGAATATGGTTTAGAAATAGATAAGATTAAAGATCTTTGTCTTTTTAGATTGCCTGATTTCAAAAATAGTAAAGTGATTGGTGATAGTGCAAATCCAAGTCATATCGACTACCTTAAACGTCAAGGAATACGTATAGAGGGAGCAGTAAAGGGTAAATCGTCCGTAGAGTATGGGATTGACTATATTAGAAACTTTGATAAAGTGATAATTCATTCACGTTGTGTTAATACAATACAAGAATTTACTAAATATTCTTATAGAATTGATCAAAGATCGGGTGATATAACGACTGAGATCATAGATAAGCATAACCATGCAATAGACGCTTTAAGATATGCATTAGAGCGTTGCGGAAAAGTTAATAATTTTAAAGCATATGAAGTATTAAGGAGACAAAGAAATGCAAGTTAGCACAAAACGAATAGGATTTAGCGTAAAAGAAATTAAAATACTTGGAACATTAGCAATAGGTACTTTTTTAGAGTACTTTGACTTTTACCTATACTTACACTTTGCATCTGTTTTAAATAAAGTATTTTTTAAAATTGGAGACGCACACAGTACAGCATTATTAACATCCTTTGCTTATGTATCTGCGTTTGCTTTTCGTCCAATAGGAGCAATATTATTTGGTTACATTGGTGACAAATACGGGGCTAAAACTGTTTTAAATATAACTTTTGTACTAATGGGTGTTAGTTGTATTGGTATAGCTACGCTACCAAGTTACGACAATATAGGCGTCTTTGCTAGTGTAATGCTAACATTATACAGGGCAATGCAAGGTATTAGCTCAATGGGTGAAGTAGTTGGCGGGATGGTATACTTAACACAAGAACTAAAGGGGCGTGCTGTTTTCCAAGGTATAGGAATATTAATATTAATGTGTTCTGTTTCTTGTTTAGTTGCTTTAGGTGGGATTAATCTTGCTGTAAATGGATTTATAAATTGGCGTTTTTTATTTTTAGCTGGTATTTGTATATTTGCAGTAGCAAGATATGCTAGAAAAAGTTTGATAGCTTGTCCTAAATTAGAAACTAAGGTTAAATATTCTGATATACCTTTAAAAACATATTTAGCAAGCTTCTCTATTGAACTTTGCCAACCGATAGCTTTATTTATTAGTATTATTGGTGTCAATAATATATTAAGGAATGAATACGGTTATATGGAAATAGATATAATTAATAGAAATAGTACAACTGTGTTATTCCATATATTTTACGTTATATGTGCTATATTTGCCGTTGGTTATGTTAATCCTTATAAGCTTGGTATTTATAGGTTTTTAGCTGGATTCTTCCTAATTATTTGTAGCCCTCTAATGATGGGAAGTTTAGAGTCCTTATTGTGGTTTCAAAATCTTATATCATTGTTGTTAATAAGTGACATTTGCACCGCACCTATTGTATATAAAAACATACCAATAGGATATAGATTTAAGATAACATCTTTAGCGTTTGCATTAAGTAGAGCCTTTGTAATGATATTAACATCATATGGTTTAATATACTTGCAACCGATTTATGGTAAATACACATTTGTAATATTTAGTTTCCCCTTCTTAATATCCTATTATTGGGGGTTTACATACTTTAAAAGATTAGATGATTTAAACCCTCATGGAATTTTAAAATCATTAGATAAATAAGGGGTAATTATGATTGTGCATTTTGGTAATTTATTACTGATTATTGGGTGTTCTTATGTCTTACATCTATATTTTTATAGACTGGTAAAAATAGAAAAAAGAATTGAAACAATTGAGGCAAAGCTAGATAATCTTAGAGACTCATATAACGAAACAGTTAAAAATCTCTTTAAGGACGGCGATAACTAGAAAATAAATAAATGTCTGTTTTAACAATATGTACATTAGCTATTTGCGTTATATTTTATATATTATATGAGATACTACGTATACAGAATATAAATAATAATAGGATTCAAACAAACTTTAAAGAAACAGAACAAACCTTTATAAGGTTTTCTGAACGTTTGGAAGAACTAGAGAAAAGAATTGAGAAGTTAGAAAGTAAAGATTAATCGTCCGTTCTCATAGGTGGCAATATTGATCCATATTTTCCAATTATTGAATTATCGTAAGCAGTAGAGAAACGGTTTATAGTGATCTTTAGTTTTCTTGGGATTTTATAAAATGATCCTTTAAATAGTATTTTAATCTTTTTTAATTTTAAGAATTTTAAAATATGTAAATCTTCTATTTCAATAGAAAAAGCTACACCAAAAATTCCAAAGATTAAAAATATTAAACTAATTTCATATTGGTTTAAATGATACATTACAAGACTTATTGAGTGAGCTATTAGTTATAAAATAATATTCAAAAATATCAATCATTAATAACAAATAAATCAATTAAATTGCAATTAATTTATTGTGATGTTTAGTTTATAAACATTTACATTAAGTTTAATCATTGATATTTTATTATTTCAAATTGCAAATAAGTTAAAAAAGTATTATTATCTTTATCTGAACACAAAGGTTTGCTTAATGGGACTATTTGATAAAATTCTTACTAAAATAAATAACTCTAATACTAGAAAAGATAGTTGGCAAAATAGCTTTACTAATATGGGAACTACGCAAAGTAGAAGTGCTTATACTAGATATCATAGTTATAGAACTTTATCACAGACTCAATTAAGTGATATGTATACTAATGATGGTATAGCACAAAAGATACTTAATCTTCTACCTAACGATGCTTTAAATGATGGTCTTATCTGTGAAGACGAACTATCAGAGGAACTTAAAAGATTAAGTTTTAAACAAAAGGTAATTGAAGCCTGTATTTTAAGTAGATTATATGGCGGTGCTATTCTTGTTGCTTTTGTTGATGATGGACAGAATCTAAATGAGCCTTTAAATTATAAAAAGATTAAGATGCTTCATAGATTAGAAGTTTATGACAGACATCGTATTAATTGGGACATGAATTCATTAGATGAGGATATTTATAGTATAAATTATGGTAAGCCATTAATAGCCACTATTAATAATGGTCAAGGTTTATCTTTCAATATACATAGTTCAAGATTTTTTATATTTAAAAATAATTCTGTATCCTTACAAACTCATCAATTTAATAATTATTATTGGGGCGAGTCTTGCCTTTTACCTGTTTATGAAGCAATACGTAACTATGGCACAGCATCTAGTATTAGCGTAGAAATTTTGCAAGACTTTATACAACCAGTTATTGGGTCAAAAGGATTACTAGAAGCTATAGAACATGGCAATGCCGATTTAATTTATGAACGCATGAACATGTTTGATAGAACAAGATCAGTTGCAAATGCTGCTTTTATTGATGCAGAGGGTGAGACTTACGAAAAACACCCTAGTAATATATCTGGTTTACCTGATTTATGGGATAGATTCGGTGAGGCTTTGAGTGCTTCATCTGGGATACCATTAAGTAAATTATTTGGTAGATCTGCAAAAGGTTTAAATGCAAATACTGATAACGATTTAACAAATTGGAATAAATTGGTTGAGGCTTATCGTTCTGATGTAATAACTCCTGCTATAGATTTCCTAATGAAAATTATTGAAAATCAAAAAATGTGGTTAGATGATGTACCTGAAAGTTTTGATTGGTCATTTCATTGTTTAGAAAGCAAAACAGACGAAGAGAAATCAAAGGTATATTTAACTAATACACAAGCCGATTCAATGTTGTTAGATCGTGGTGCTGTAGATGCTGTCTATTTATTTAAACAAAGGTTTAAAAATGGTGAGTATCAACCGAATCTAGTAATAGATATTGAAGATATGGAAAAAGAAGTTGGCAATATTAGCGAAGAAGAAAAACTATTAATGGATGAAATAGAACAAGAAGAAAAAACACAATCTGCAAAAGAAGATAGAAATGATAGTAAAGAATCTAGTTTAGTTAAAGATCTTAATGCTCAATTGTATAGTAAAATCATGGAGCAATTAAATGAGTGAAAAAGATGATCTGCTTCTAGGGCTATTTTCATTAATTTTAAATAAAGTTGAGAAATCTAAATCTATTACTTCAATTGAAAGAGTTAATGACACAATTGAAGTAAGTTACGTAGTTGGTAGTAAATCTATTATAGATATTCCTGTAGGCAAACAAGGTGACCAAGGAATACAGGGTATACAAGGTATTCAAGGTAAGCAAGGTATTGAAGGAATACAGGGCAAACAAGGTGACCAAGGTATTCAAGGTATTCAAGGTATTCAAGGAATCCAAGGCAAGCAAGGTGAGAAAGGTGAGAAAGGCGAAAAAGGCGACCAAGGTAAACAAGGAATAGATGGAAAGAAAGGTGAGAAAGGCGAAAAAGGCGAGAAAGGGGAGAAAGGAGAAAAAGGCGATAAGGGTGATGAAGGCGTAGGAATAATAGATATTAGATTAAACCAGCGTAAGCATTTAATTATTACTACAGACGATAAAGAATATGATTTAGGGCGTATAGTTTTTAGTGGAGGTGGTGGAGTAAGTAATATAGAATTTACTTATACTAATACAGCACCGATGCCTTTTGATGTTGGGGGATATAGAGCAGGTAGTGTATTTGATAAAGTACCATTAAAAGAACTATGGACAAAGTTATTATATGGTTACGATTATCCTTATTTTTCAGATTTTATTATTGCTGATTTATTTATTGAATACGAATTAGGACAACCAATTGATGCAGGTGAATATCTTGCTTTATGGCTTATACCTAATCCTGCTTTATTAGCTCCTGATACAATTACTATTGAGTATGTTAATGAAAGTTTAATATTACTTAGTAATATAGCTAATACTGGCGAAGATGTTGTTGTTTTACCTGAAATTAAGTTTGATGTGCCAACTATTATAACCTTTAGAATAAGCGCATTTGATACCACAGGTGTAAACTTTAATAGAACTTATTCAGTTCCTGTAAAGGGTCGAGTATTTATAGGTGAAAGTATTGAAAGTGTTATGTCACAAGAGGTTTTAACTTCTTTAAGAATTAGAGAATTAAAAGATGATATTAACGGTGAATATATCTTGAATGATGGTGGTTATAAATGGTTCTGTTATCCTGCTTTTATGGGCTTGAGAGAAGAGTTTTTTGATTTAGATATGCAAGAAGCTATTGCAATGGAACAACAGCAGACAATAGCTATAACGAATGAATACGGAGTAACGCAAGATTATTTATGTTATAGGAGTTTCTACGAACTAAACGGCGATATCAGAATTGAGGTAAAATGATATGAGCGACCCAAATACTATTAGAGTTATTATACCAAATGGTGGGAGTACTAGAAGCTATTTAGGAGCACGTTTTGCTGAGTTAGTTTTCCCTCAATGGGGTATTGATATAAATGCTGTCTGGAAAAGTGCTGATGGAATAGGTGGAGCATCTGCAGGAGGGTTACAATCAGCCTCTTTTGCTTATGGGGTAGATTTTCCAAGTATTATGAATTTTTATTCTGAGCAGTCCAAGCGTATTTTTACTTCACGTGCCGCACCTGTTGGATGTGATACTTCACTAGATTCTAATAAATTAAGCATTGCACAAAAAGTAGCTTTCATTTTGATAAACGAGCCTTTTTATGAATCACCTTGCTTACCGAACAATGGTAACAGTAATTTTGGACACAATATATTATATGAATATATAGATGCTTATTTTGCTGGCGTTAAGATGTCAGATTTAAAGACAAAGGTTGTTATTCCAGTAGTTGAAGACAATAATAGCACTGGAGTATTTTACTCTAATGTAAATTTACCGCCTCCATTTAAAGGAGTAGATGCTTTAGTTTCAGATGTATGCAAAGCTACGACCGCCGCCCCAATTTATCTACCTACTTATGATTTTAACGGTACTATTAATTCAGACGGTGGAATATTTGCTAACAATCCAGTCAAAATGACGATCAATGCAGTAAGAACAACTAAACCACGTGCTAGAAGAGTATGTATAATTAATCTGGGTGCAGGCTTAGGAGCTTATGGGTTTCACGGTACGCCAACGACCGAAGTTGAAAGTGCAATAAGTAAAATTTTTAATTTATTTGTCAAAAGTAGTACATTATCGCAAGAGTTAAACATTCAAGAAGTTTTGATGGAGCAAAATTATTTACTTGCAGAGACTCACGTATATAATTTTCAACCACTTTTAGACTTAAGTCGCGATACAGAGGTTGACGCTTCTGATAGTGCTTTTTTTGATTACTTAGAGAGTGTTGTACAAAATCATATAGCAACTAATCAGCAAAAAATTGATGATTTTGGTGCTAGGTGGAATCTATGATAAATAGAGATGGTGGACTAGTAGTAACAGGTTATTTAACAACTACAGACGCTAGCGATACATACCCTACACATTTGGATAATTTAGGAAAAGGTGGGATTCATACTACTGCTACTTTAATGAGCAGAGATGCAATAGGTACAGAGCGTAGAAGCGAAGGGATGTTATGCTTTGTTTCTGATCAATTGTCTATTTATCAGCTTATAGGTGGTATAACTAACGATAAATGGATATTAATTTACAATGTTTTAGATGGAAATATTAACTTTAATATAACTTGTCCTACTGATTATATCCTAGTTGGAGATCAAGATAATAAACTTATTGCTTCACCTGTTTTAATTGATACTAGACTAGATTTAGTAGAGATGAGAAAAGCCGATGTAATTATTGGTCATCCTAATCATAAATTCCCTAATGCACAAATATTAAAAAATTCAGTAGATGGATTCTTATTTAATAATTCTGGCACTGTTAGTACTTATCCTAGAATACCTATTGAGAAATTACCACCTTTAAATTCAACTACTATCCAAATTGGACTTTTGGAATATGGTATAAGGGAAATGTGGCAAGGTACGGGTGGAAATGGCGATGTAGAAGCTTCTTATGATGTATGGACTAATTTGATAAGTACATTATATACATTGACAACAACAAGATGGGTTATAAATAAAGCAGGAATTTTACCTGCTGAAATTACTTTCCCTTTTGCTCAATTTATTAATCTTTTACCAGAAAATAGGATTTTAACACATACTACAGACGGAACTATTGGAACATTAAAAATCACAAATCAACACTTTTTGAAAGGTGGTGTAAATGATGATTACGAAGAAGTAAGATATATAATATTAGATGATTTTCAAGATGTTCCTTATAAAAGCCTATTAATAGGCAATATCAATAATAGGCTTGAGATAAAACAATCTTTGTACATAGATAATTTACCAGATTTAGGAATAGCTACTAATCCTATTTATTTAGGTAAAGGCAAAATATGGCGTGGCACACTTGCAGGAAGACCAGAAGAAAGCGATGATTTAAGTGCTTTAGAAATTGATGTAGCATTTATAAAGAATATTACTATTCCAGCAATAGAGGCTGATATAACAGCTCTACAAGCTCAAGTTGGAGCTATTGAAGTTACTTTATATACACCTGTTACAGGCTTAGTTAGCATTGTTACTGGATTAGCCGCCGCCGTTGCAATAATACAAGGACAAATCATATC